CGATTCCTGTATTCTGGTTATTTTTTTGTTCGCTGCATGCAGACGCTCTACTGTCAATCGCCTTTGCAATCAGCTCCGCAATTCCTTTTGTACCTAAATTTCGATATCTGGCCACATCACCTGTGCCAGTGCAGAATAATGTCTCCACGATCATGCCAGGCATATTAGATACATTCAGATCATGGTATCCCGAACTGTACTTTACACCACGGTTAGCAAATCCTTTATTTGCGAAATTCTGGCAGATATTGCTTGCGATCGTGTTCATTGTCTGGTTAGATGCATCGTATAACCACACCTCTGTGCCGCCCGCTGACGCCGCTCCTGCCGCATTCATGTGCAAGGTGACATAGATATCGCACCCCGCACTATTCGCCTTATTTGTGCCGTCAGACAGCTCACCAGACACATTGGATGCGTTGGAATTACAATCAACCACAGTATGACCGACAGCCTGCAACATTGGTGCAAGCTCATTGTAGATTTTCCGCACTTCTGCCTGCTCATCGATCAGACCGATTGCACCTTTACAATTCGGGGAGTGTCCTCCCCTTAAGCCAATTTTCATTCTTTCTCTTCCTCCTGCTCTTCTGTTTCAAATGCTTTTTCCAGTTCCTCTACGGATGCTCTGCCAAATTCGTTCTGTTCGCTCATGTTCTCACCTCCTTGTGCGACGTCGCACAATAAAAGAGAGCCTGTTTCCAAGCTCTCTGAAATTACCTACTTATATGTAAGTGCCCTCTCTGAATCTCTTGTTCCAGGTGTTGTTGGGTCTACCACTACACCAAGGATCGCCAGAATCGCAAAGAGTGCATTGATTACAGTCAATAACTTATCTCCAAGGTCTCCAAGGTCGATGGTAAGACCAAACACTGCCGCAATTGCCTGTATCAACAGTAAGATTGCCGGGATCAGCGCTACCCAGAAAGCCTTGTTTTTAATTCTTACAATCCAGTTAATCTTCTTCATTTTTCATTCTCCTTTTTACAAATACATTGCTACTACAGCCCCGATCACGGCTCCGATCAGTGCTGTCACGACCCCATCCCACCGTTTGGCTGGTGTCTGCTCCAGATGCGTCACTTTTGCGGTTAACTGCACCAGCGTCTGGTTCATAAAGCCAACCTCTTTGGTCAACCCCACCATTTCCTGTGCTAATTGATGTACCACGCTCACAACGTCCTCTGCTTCTTTCATTCGATGCTTTAATGAGCCGATTTCTTTTCCGTGCTCTGCAAGTTTCACTTCTACTTCATTTTCTGTCATGTTTTCCCTCCGGTTTTTAAAGTATAAAAATAAGACCATTACGGTCTTGCTCTAATCTCCATATTCGCTCCTTTAATCAATCATCTGTAATCCACGTGAACGTTGCGTGATGTTCTGTCCATGCGGCATTCTCCACATAAATCTTGATCCCCCCATCTTTTCCTATACCGTATCTTCCCGTTCCAAATATGTTAGGTCCTGAAACTTCACTATAGGGAGCAAAGAAATCCATAACCGGTCGATATCCTACTGGAATTTTCACTTCGTTGAATGGCCCGTATTCGCCACTTCCCGGAAATTGTGCAAGCATTGTGATCTTGCATGTTACCATAAATCCTCTTCTTTTTAGTTCCACGCGGATGTTATTATTGGAGTTTGCACTTGTACATGGACCTTTCACGGTACCGGAATCGTAATTGCGATACGCATATATGCTTATACGTGGGGATACAGAATTTCTTGCATATATCATTTCATCCTCAAACTGGATTGTCGTTGCTTTTCTTGTATTTTCATTTGTAAACATGATGTTTTGCAAGTTCACGCTCATAGTAGCTCGATCTGTTGTCGGAGCCTTACCGGAGAAAGCCAAATACGCATTACTCAATGACGCAACATTTTCCACTGCTCCTTGCACGATTTTCTTGCTAATAATCTTTCCGGATGTAACATCGATAAGCATTGTTCCATTCTTATCCTTAATAAGTCCGGCAGTTACAGTTCCAAGATCTGCCGCTATCGCACTTAAAGTCTGTGCGTTTAAGTTATCAACAGAAATATAATGGATCACCCACCTACTTCCATCCCACCGCTTGATCGGCTGACCGGATGCTGTCTGCCATAACTGGCCAGCTTTAGGATTTGACGGAGCCGTAGAAGATACAATTATGCCACTTGGTCCTGTTGCTCCTGTAGCACCGGTCGCTCCCTTATCACCATATACTCCGATGATACATGGTGCTGATTGATACGTGCTATCATTTGTATAGGTAACAACTTCATAATTCCACAGATATTTTTTTGACGCCGTTATTGCTTGTACAGTTGTAGTCCATCCTGATGTGGACGCCGACACACCGCTTCCGCTTGCCGTTGCAAGATAATAATTCGTGATAGACTTTATTCCGTTTCCAGTTGCCCCTTGCGGTCCCGTTGCACCAGTTGCCCCCTGCGGTCCTTTCGGGCCAGTCGCTCCTTGTGGCCCCTGGGGACCTGTTGCACCTGCATTTCCTTGAGGTCCTTGTGGACCGGTAGCTCCTGTTGCTCCTTTGTCTCCGTATATCCCGATTATTTTTGGTGTAGTGGTCGCTGTCGTATTATCTGTAAACGTAAATTTTTCATAGTTCCACAAGTATTTATTTGTTGCTGTCATCGTCGGAACTGATGTACTCCAACCGCTTGACGCTGTTGTAATTCCTGTTTTTGCGGAAGAAATCAAATAATATTCCGTAATAGTTTTTATCCCTCTTCCCGATGTCCCCGCCGGCCCTTGTGGTCCATTATCACCTCGAGGTCCCGTTGCTCCCTGTGCGCCCTGTTTCGATTTCGAAACCGTAAACCGTCTTGTGATAGAATTTCCGTTGTATGTTACTTTAATGTCAACCCATCCGTTATCCGTAGATAGAGCGGATACCTTGTAAGTACGTGTACTTAAATCCCATGTACCAGCAATTCCGGAAGATTTTGTTACGGTGTAAGTAGCGACTTTTGAAACGTCCTGTGTGCCGTTGTAAACCTGCACTTTTGTAGAGCAATCTACAAAGTTTCCACCGTTTCCGTTTGTGTCTGTTGCTACTGTTTGGGAATCGTTGGACAATGTTACTACTAAAGTTTCTATGTCCTCTGGAGCCGGTGTCCATGCTGTTGATTTATTACCTTCTTCTAGCTGTAGATTTCGATATTCGATCGTAGATCCGACAGTTGAATTACTCCAATCAAATAAGAATAGCGAACGAGTTGCCGTAACGTTTGCAACCTCTTTAACAGAAGCCACACCGGAAACCCTTGTCCATTTTCCTACTTTTAAACCATTAATACCAATAAAGTTACTAAAAATACTACTATTATGACTGGTATCCCTAAAATCAACCTTCGTACGCAGATTGGTAAACGAACCGGTTATTTTAACATCGAGTGAGAACGCAAATTCAGTCCCTACACGTTTCGACAGTTCCGTTACCGGGGTTGTATAAAAACCTTCAATCCATCCATAAGCGCTACCTCTACCTGTGGCTTTCGTAGTAATTGTCGCACCTGGAGTAGTTGTTGATGAATGGTCTGTCCTAGTACAAACAATCCCGTTTTTACTATTTTTCAGTATGTTTCTACCACCGATTTTCAAATTATCCACATCCGTAAGCACAACAACACTCTGTGTATCCAAAGCATTTATAGTCCCGTCTGCGCTGTAAAGCGTGCAACGGAGTATTTTCGCAGTTGCAGTCGGTGTATACTCCTTTGCACTTTCATTCGCAGATGAGGTGTATTTCACGGAGTATGATGTTCCGTTGGTTGACTCTTCGATTTTAAATCTACCATTATATGGTATCCTTGTCGCACTGTCTCCATCTCGATAAAACGACCGGAATGTTATTTTAGATGGTGTTAAAGCTCCGTCTGCACCTTTTTTAATAGCGGTATCGGACGCTTCCAGGATGTAGCTTCTTGAGTTTGTTCCGTCTTTTCCATTTTCGCCTTTGATCTTTGTCCATGTATATTTCGTAGCATCTGTACTATCTGCCTGTGTATAATCTGTATACTGCCCGATATAGAGCTTATTTGTACCATCCGTGGTGGAAAATCCCGTCTTGCCATCTGCGCTGTTTGCATAGGCGATATGTAGATATGGGGTCTTTCCATCAGCTCCCGGCTTTCCGGGTGTTCCAATCGCCCCATCTGCGCCTTTGATCTTACTCCATGCATATTTTGTCGGGTCTGCGCTGTCATTTTGCGTAAAATCAACATACATTCCGATATATTCCCGATTACTGTCGGATACAGAAAAATCTTTAGACCCATCTGCGCTGTTTGCATAAGCAATGTGGGTGTACTGTGTTTTTCCGTCCTTCCCATCTTTTCCCGGGATTCCCTGATCCCCTTTTGGACCCTGTATACCTTCCAATCCCGGAGCGCCTTGTGGACCCGGAGGTCCCTGTTCGCCTTGCTCTCCTTTCTCACCTTGCGGACCCTGTTCTCCGTCTTTTCCATCCTCTCCATCCATTACATCCGTGATCGTAACCTCGTAATACCCTCTACGCACGCCGTTTTCAAACGCCGTAAAAGAGTACACTACTTTTACATCCACATCCTCTGCATTAACCGTAACGCTCTTACCAACGTAAAACTCTGTCCCATCTTTACTCCACCGGATTTCCAGATTTCCTGTGACGTCCACGCCGTTATCGTAAGCGTAAGCGGTCAGAGTAGTGCTACCGATGCCATTTTTAAAAATAATGCCGTTGTTTGTTGAGATAGAGCAAGTATAAACCTTATTTTTATTAATAAGGTCTTGCATCCTCTGTAATAAGCTGTCCGAAATTTCCGATGTCAGCTCTTTGTAGTTTGTAAATACCGTCTTTGCAGTTTTTGGATTGGTAAGACTCCTGATCTGTTCTGATACTCTTGCCTGTAGATAAAGGACTGGTGTCCACTCCTGATCCTGCATCCTTACCGTATCCCCGATGTTGGTGTCAAAATATCCGTCCACCTCGTAAGTCACCACCGGTTCAGATGCTGTTTTAAGATCAGACAGAGCCATGCTATAGAGCTTGTCCTTGCTGTCTGTATCGTACTCTTTACGCATCAGGATATAAGCATCAGCCTTATTTACGATGTTGGATGGGAACCGGTCCCTTGCCTGCGGTGCGCGGATGATCGCACCGTCTGTAAAGTACTCGATATTGCCGTTTTCATCGTATTCTTTCTTGTCAAGACCATTGATTGTCAGACCGTCCTTTCCGGTCGGCTGGATGCAGGTGTAAAGCTTCTCGGCATCTGTGGTTTTTCGAATTCCGGTAATTCCTTTCCCGTACCGCAGTACAATGTCATTCCGGTATTCTCCGACTCCGCTGTCTGTATCGGAGTGTTTCCGATATACATTTAGGACAATCTCTTTTAAAGAGTAGTCTCTGTTCAGTACTGTCTCAAATTCGATCTCCGCAGAAAAGACATTAGCCAGGGAGAATAATCTCTTTAATACGGACGTTGTACCGGTCCATTCGTTGGTAATCCGTTTGTCCGACACCTCATTGAGTCCCAATTTTAGTGTTCTCTCAGCATCAAAAATAGCGAGGTACTCTTCAAAGCTCATTGCTTTTCCGGCTTTGTATTCGCCGGCATCCTCGTTTATAAGCTCAAATGACAGAGACCATGCCGTAGCGGTAATTATCTTCTCCGTCTGATCGGTATTTACAATATTTAAGTAGTAAGATTTACCCTTGTGTGTAAAGGCTACCTTGTTTCCGACTGTAACATGTTCTGCGTCTGGATGTTTTGCGTTTACCGTAAAAGTATAGGTATTCGCTGCTCCCTGTAAGTATTCGTGTAGCTCATCACCCCAGTAGTGCATGGACTTTTTGTGCGCATTATCCATAAACGCTACAGGCGTGTTATTTGCACTTAAAATCGCAATTCTAATGCTGTCCATTACAAGTATACCTCCCTTATTTTTGCTTTAATCTGCGGCGGCGGAGAGGAGAAAGAAGAGTAGCAGAACTGAACTTCCGTTGTTCCGGGTGGAACTTTCGGATAATTGGATCCATTAATCTCATCTCCTTTTGCCGGCATCCCGTTTACATAGACCTTTGTACTCTCTCCGTCTATAGACACCACATCTCCGGCGCGATACCGGTTTGGCACATCCTTATACTTATCGACATTGTCTTTCCGGAACCAGATACTTTTTAAATAGTTGTGCGTAACCAGCTGATTTCCAAGATCTCTACTTCCCCACTGCCCGATCCAGACCTGTATCTTCTCACACACCATGTCTTTAATCTCCGGGATAGTAAAGTAATAATACTGACCGTACCAAAAGATCCGTAGCCTGTCACCCTCTTTTAAAAAATCATTATGACCGCCACCCATCTTCAAATTAAATGGGTTTCCCTCATAAGCTGTCGGCTGGAAATCCAGTGTCTTGATCTTCTTGTTTTGTGGTGCGAACCAGTCCACATGCGCCGTATTGCCAACCGTATCACTCTTGTTAATAGACATGGCACATATCACCTTGTTATCTCCAGTCAGGAATGCAATAGTCTGCGCTCCTGTCTGTCCCATCAAGCCGGTTTCGAACCAGTGCTGCGTGTAACAGTAAAAGTTCTTCGCTCCACGTCTGCCCTCACTGTCCACCGGGATAGTAAGGGTTTTCATTCCACCGTTCCAGTATCCGGATGTTGCTTGTCCACCTTTTAATGCCATCACATTGTATCCAGCAACATTCTTGACTTCAAGTGTTCCCTGTGTGGTGTTTTCCGGATTCTGATAAGAGGTCCCGTGATCGTCTTGAAACAAGCCGTAACCGTTAAACAGTTCTTCGGACGCTTCGTAGTTTTCTCCGTCCGCCTCTTCCTCTTTCCCTAGCTGGATCACTCCGTACTGGCTCACAAGTCCGATAAATCCGTTTTCATGATTGTGTGTGATCTCATAGTCCACGTCCGCCCATTCGGTGCCGTTGTTTTGGATGGTGATGGTCTGGTACCCGTCTTTTTGTACTCCGTCAAAGGAGAATTCTGCGGTAGAGTATGCTACTCCGTCCGGAATGAGCCATGTGATTGTGCCAGTGCTGTACATATCATCCTCTCCCAGCACCGGTTCCCCATCCACGATTGCTTCATAGTAAATGCTTGGTTCGTCGGAAAAAATCAGTCTCTTTGGTTCTTTACTATACAGAATTTCTGACATTTTTCTGCGGAACTCACTGAGTTCCCTTGCCGTAGAGTTTGAAATACGAAACTCCATTACAATCTGTTTTGTAGAGTACGTGGAATGCGTAAACTCTCCTCCATTTACATTTTCAATGCTCCTTGTGATGGAAGGTGATAAGTTCCGGTCAAGTCTTGTAATCTTAACCGGAATCTCTACGCCTCCATATGTTGCTTTAAGCAAGCCCAACTCTCTCACCTCCTAATAGTTTCTCGAAATCATCCATCTTTTTTATCATCGGTCTTGCATATCCAACCGTCTGCTGTGCGACAACTCTTCCGTCCAGCGTCGTTGTCAGATTGATATTTAGATTAATATCCTTTTCGCCCATAATCTCCAAGATTGATTCCTTAATATAGCCTTTTAACGATCTCAGCGGCGTGATTGCTTCTGCTTCTCTTTCCGCAGCACCACCGATTCCTCCAGACGGCATCTGGAATAATGCTGGTTTCGTAAGGATTCCACCATCTTTAAACCATTTCACGTCCAACATCGGCAGACTCGGTAATAGATCGGAAAAATTGATATCTCCAATACCATCCTCGTACCCAACTCCACGATAAGCAGCCGCAAGGCTTCCATACGTAGACACTGCGTACCGGATGGATGCAAGCATATTAGATAGTGGATCGTATATATTTTTGTCATATCCAGCCATCGCATAGGCTCTAAATGTTGGGTCAATGACCTGCATGAGTCCCTTAGATGGCGTTCCATTAACTGCGTTGATATCCCAGTTGTTGATCGCATTCGGGTTTCCGCCGGATTCAGTCTGCATCTGGTACAACAATCTCTGTAAATTTGCTTCGGAATACTGCCCCGTCATCTGTAATGCTCTTATTGCAAGCGTTCTCCACTGCTCCACGCCGGCACTCGGATTGTAATTAACGTTCGATTGCGTATCAAAAATTCCTTTCACAAATCCGACCACGCTGTCAAACACCGTATTCACTGCCCCTTTCGCAACGGAAATCCAAGGTTCGAATGCTCCAGACAAATCCGTAAATTTATCGATTGCAATCTGCACAATTTTACTCGGGTGCGTGATATAGTCCCACACGCTTCCGGTAAAGTCTTTAACCGTATCCCAGACACCGCCAAAAAACTCACCGATTCCACTTGCAAAATGCGGAAGTTCTTCCAGAAAACTCTTTGTTTGGTTGGCTGGCATGATTTTCGTTCCCTTTTCCAGTGGCAGGACTACGTCACGCCCCTCTGGAATAAATGGTTTTCCATGTGGCGGAACGATCATTTCTTTGTATGTAGAGCCTTTCTGGTCGTTTACGATACCTAGCGTGTCTTTTGGGATGCCACCAGTTCCTCTTGCAAACTTCGGGACTTCCCACAATGCAAATTGCTTGTCCGATCCTACTTTATCAAGCACCCAGTTTACACCATTAATTACGCCATTTACTGCTCCACCTATTGGTTTCACAATTGCGTTCGCAATCCCTTTCACGATTCCTCCAAGAGTATCCTTGAGATTGTTAAATCCGTCTTTAATAAACTTCCAAACAGAAGAAAAAGCGTCCATAGCTTTCTCTTTGATCGAATCCCATATTCCACCGAGCGTGCCCTTAATGCTGTTCCAGATTCCAGTTGCAGTATCCTTGATTCCATTCCAGATGCCGGAAAAGAAATTCGCAACAGGGGTGAATATAGCACTTGCGGTGTCTTTTATCCAATTCCATGCGCTTTTTAATGCAAATTTTATTACTTCCCATACTGTATAAATAACAGCTTGAATCGCGTACATAACCGCACCGATCGTTCCCTCGATAAATTTCAGAGGTCCTTCTATTACGTTATAAATCTGCTCCCAGATATCAGCAAAGAAATCCTTAATGCCGTTCCACACTCCCTGGATTTTTTCCGATATAGAGTCCCATAATCCAGACATCCAATCTTTAAATGCATTCCATTTTTCGGACAGCCAGTCTGTGATATCTCCCCAGTTTTTTATTACTGCCACAACTGCTGCAACCACTGCAATAATTCCGGCAATAATTCCGGCTACTGGTAATAGCACTCCTGTCAAGAATGCCATTGCACCTCCAGCCGCTGCTATTCCACCAGCTACAACCGCAAGAATCGGTAGTAAAGCCGAAATCACCATTGCAATCCCACCGATTACGACTATAATAGTCTTGCTTGTTCCAGAAAGACTGCTAAACCACTTTGCAACTTTCTGAATGATAGGAACAAGTGCTTCCAGAATTGGGGCTACTGCTTCTGAAATGGCACTCCCAAACTCAGCCATAGCCAACTTTACGTTATTTAGCGCAACCGTTTCTTCGTCAATCGGGTCTAAAGTATTGCTGAAAGTCGTTTCCACAGTCCCCTGACTGTCTGAGGCAGCGCCTCCTAGGTCGTTCAGGTTTAGAACCCCTCTTTGGATGGCATCTACCATCCTCACAGCACCTTTTGTTCCGAATACCTCGGCGGCGGCGTTTAATGCTTCCGTCTGGTCAGTCGCATTCAAAATTTTATCCTGCGTTTCTGCCAAACCGTCAGTGAGTGATTTCCCGTCTTTTGCATAATTTACCGCTGCCTTTGATAAGCTGCTTAATGCGGCAGACCCGTCTACTCCTGCCTGCTCAAATGCCCCCAACAGCTTTACTGAGTCCGAGAAACTCAATCCCAATTCTTGTAGCTGTGGTGCTCCTTCAATCGCTTTCTGAAATAGATCGTCTACAGATACGCCCGTGTCTTGCGCTGTTTTTGCAACATCATCAAGTACGCTGTCTAGATCATCACTCGACATGTGGAATACGCTAATCGCCTGTTTTGCGTTTTGCGTTGATGCTACCACATCGGATCCAGTAATTTCCGAAAACTTCAACATTTTTTCAGATGCATGTTGTAATTTTTCATCGGTGAACCCGAACTGCGTATTCATCTCCCCAATTACTTTTCCGATGTTTTCAAGGTTGTCTATCGGAAGGCTGGACGCAATGCTTTTATAGACATTATCCATTCCTTCAGCAAGCTTCCCTGTAGCACCTGTCGCTGTTATGATTGCATCAGATCCGGCATCTACCTCATTAAATGCTTCTTTTGCGTTGTCACTAAACTCTTTTATCTTCTGCCCTGCATCTGCTATGATTTCAGCGGCTTGCATCATGTTTCCTGCAACAATTCCTTTTCCGATACCGTCCAGTGCTTCTCCTGCCTCACCTGAATTCTTCTTCATCTCGTTCAGGTCGTTGTTCACTTCATCAATACTCGCCCCGTCATCTACCTTATTCAATGTAGCTTTCATCTTTGACAGGTCAGTTTCTGCCCCAAACGCTTCTTTTCCTATCTTGTTAAGCGCTACTGTCAGATCGTCACTGTTCGCCGTTCCATTTTTTATGGCATTCGTCAGCCTCGTTCCGAGGATGTCCTGAAAATCATCTAGGGACTTTCCGGTTGCTTCAAACAGCGTCTGCAACTGCTTCGTGCTTTCTTTTAGGGATTTCTGCTCAGTCTCCATTCGACTAATCTGCGTGGTGTAAGATTTTAAATCCTGTTCCGTCTTCGCAATTTCCCTCTGAAATTCTCGGTATTCTTCTGCTCCAATGTCACCAGATTTGAACTTCTTTTCTACTTCTCCCTGTGCCTGCTTTAAGGCTTCCAGCTTTTCCTTGGTATTTTCGACCTGTTTACTTAATAACTCCTGTTTCTGTGCAAGCAACTGCGTATTCTTCGGGTCAAATTTTAATAATTTATTTACAGAGCTTAATTCGCTACCAAGACTTTTTGATGTATCTTCCGCGGATTTCAAAGCTTTGCTGAGTGCCGTTGTATCCGCACCGAATTTAATTGTGATTCCTTTTATTTTGCTATTCGCCACTTTCTCACCTCTTTAAAAATTATCAAAATCTTCCTGTGTTGCTTTTCTCGCAGTAGGATTTTCATCTTTTTTCTGGTTGTCTATATACTCTTGTACATAGTCCAGACAGTCACCGATTGTCATTTCTTCCATGTCTTCGCTGGTCAGTCCAACCTGTCTGCACACATAAAAAAAGGACTCATTTGTAAACGGTTCTCCGCTGGATGAATCCTGATCATTTATTTTTTTTTACTTGTTGGCATGGTATCTGTAAGCAGATCCTTTACTTCTCCCATGATTTCATTGAGCGGGAATACTTCGAATCCATCCAGCCACTCCAATGGATCAGGAATCGTCCTGTCTGCTGTTTTAGCCATTGTCCAGATGATGTCATAAAATACTTCCATGTCCATGTGGTCAAGAGAAGCAAAAGAAATATCCTGTATTCCAAAATTCCTTTTCGTTCCTTTTCCAAACACTTTCGCTACTTTCATCAGGTCTGCAAAATAATCTCTTCCAAACTGCGCTTTATATCGTTTCGGCAATGCTGCCGTTGATTTTAATTTCACTTGTTTTTCGTCAATGTAAATTGTTTTTTCCATAACATCCTCCACTTTTTCTATTTGGGCAGATCGCTCCGCCCTTTATTTCGCTTTACCTACTTTTGCCTTTCCAATCTTCCCCCTGCCTACCAAGGCGAGGTCTTCAGGGGGTGCTATTCCCCCGATTTTTCATATACTGTTGTATACCAAGAGTTATATGTTGCTTCATCAACTCCTGCTGCTGTGGATGCTTTAACTAAGTTGTCTGTCGGTCTCGGACTTGCCACAAGCGAAAGTTCTGTTGTGTTCGGTTCTCCACTGTCTTTTGTTGTACTTCCGACAGATGGTCTGTTTACAGAGCAGTAATAAAAGAGGTGTCTAGTTGCCTTGGCATCTCCCTGAAATTCAAACATCAGTGCGATATTCGCTACCTGTGCGTCAGAGTTTTCGAGAATCACTCCTTTTTCTGTTTTCTCCTCTTTTAACACTTCTGTGCGGAAATCTTCTGGAACTCTCGCAAGCGTCAGAGTACCTTCGTATCCCTGATTGTTTGCGTTTGTGTAATAATCAATGTCATCAGCTTTAAATCGGATCAGATCACCACTCTTGTCGAATGTGATGCTTACCGCACCCGGCAATTTCTTCGGTGCACCGTACGTGATTTTTCCACTCTCATCCACTGTAACAACAGCGTAATAACAGTTTCTTAAGCCAAATTCCACTTTGTTTTCTTTTGCCTGTACAGCTTTTGTTGCTCCTGCCATATGTTACCTCCTATATATCAATTTCGTATGCTTTTAGATACATACCTTCAGAATCTAAAAAACTCTCGTACGATTCGTACGGGAGTTGATTATCGTTTAATAGTTGCTTTACCCTTTTTTCCAACTCGATATCTTTGTACTCAGTGTACACCTCAATCGTGACGGCATACCCTTCGTGATATACAATATCGTCTGCATAAAACGCCACATCCTCGTCCGCATAATACACGATGTACGGGAGAGCCGGAACTTGACCGGGAGCGAAACAGCGGTATGCGATTGGTAGATTCAATTCTTTTAAGATACCTTTTAAATCTGGCAATGTCATTTTCACAGTCTCCTTTCCAGCTCTTCAACATATTCCTTTATGGACTCCTGTTCCACTTCTTCAATGTGTGGGTATGCCTGTACTTCACCTATTTTTCTGCCGCCACGCTTCAACTGGTGTCCTTTTTCCAACAGATGGGTCAGGCGGTATGTTGGGGATCTGTTGTGCACCGTAATTCCACTCCTGTCTGTTGCCCTTGTCCATCCTTTCGCATACCGCCCACCGTTTTTGCTTTTTGGGCTGTTTGCTTTCAGCTTCTTCACACATTTTTCAGATACATTCATCGCAACTTCCTGTGTTGTTTCCTTAACTTCTTCTGTGTATTCTTCCATCTGCCGCATGATTTCTCTTGCCAGCCTGTCAGCACTTATACTCTCGCTCATTTTTCAATCCTCTCCGTACAGGTCAGTTCCAACTCTTCCGTGCTGATTGGATATGTCTTAATCACTTTCAACTTCTTTCCGCGAAATCGGATATACCTCTGCCCTTCATATTCGTAAGGGTGCACGATCAAATTTTCTGAAATTTCCATATTGTTCTGTCCTGCAAGGTAGAATTCATTTCGGGGAACTTTTTCTTTACAACACCAGATCTCTTGTTCCGCTTCAATTGGTATTTGCTGACAAATCTCATCCTCTCCGTATCCATTGGCAGATATCAATACTACTTTTTCATCCCAAGTCCTCATTTTTGCACCGCCTTAATCATCAGATTATTTATCCTAAACCGGATACTTCTCGGAATCACGCCGTCTTCTGGATGGCTGTACTTCCACGTAGCCCAATCCAGTACGAGCAGGATGTGGTCATATCTCTCTTCCGTGATGCGAACGCCGTATACATTTTTGCATTCGTCAAGAATACCATCTATGATCGCATAAAGGACGGAATCCCTACTATCTGTAGAGATTCCAAGTCTTTCTTTCAATAATTGCAATACAATCACTCTCATAAGCATACTCCTTATGAATTCGCCATGATCCCCTGTTTTTTCATCTCCGCAAGAATCGCATTGATTTTATTTTTTAGGTCAGTTGCTGTTTCTGTTGACAAATCTGCAATCAAAGCCATCTGTTTCACGCCGCCAAGCGTTGTTTTATTCGCCGCTGGAAGAGTGTAGCTTGGTCCAGCAGGTCCCTGCGCACCCGGATTGCCTTTTTCGCCTTTTGCCCCTGCTGGTCCTGCTGGTCCTGCTGGTCCTGCAGGTCCAACCTGCTCGTTCTTCACGCCCTGCTCTAACTTATTCAGTTTCTCCGCTGTAATAACGTCATCATTATTCCATGTAGTTGGTTCGTATGCCATTTTGAATACCTCCATTATACTATTTTGCTTTACCTACTTTTGCCTTGCCTACTTTCCCTCTGCCAACTAAGGCTACATCGTCAGAGGGAATTATTCCCCCGGTGTGTATGTAATGTAGAATCCAGCGTCTGTATCCGTTTTCTTCACATCGTATCTTACAACTCCGGCAAGCAGTTTGCCGTAAATCTGGTTATCTACCCATTCAACGCTTGTCTGTTTGCGGTCGAAGAATGTGCAGAATGATTTCGGATCACCGACAAAACCTTTTAATTCGCCAGCTCCTGCGATCATTTCGTCATCCAAAACGATTACCTCTTTACCAAACAGCATCTTTCCGCTTGAGGAAGTGATAGAATCCTGCAACAGATATCTTCCATTTTTATCTTTCAGCTTGTCCAGTTCTGCGTAAAGAGAAGAGGAAATGATGAATTTTACAGGATATACTTTTTTGATTTCTTTGTTTACCAAATCTTTCAACCCATCCAGCCCTGTAACACTTTTCGCTGTTGCACTCTTTAATACAGTTGCGATATCTGTATTTCTTGTATTTCTGGACTGGTCATTGATTTCATCCCGGATCAGACCTGTTACATCATAGTCAGCGTCATCAATAGCCTCCTGAGAAATCGGAATATATCCTCTTCTTGTTGCGATGCTATAGTCGATATTTGAGATTTTTGGTTTGGAAAGCTCTGGGTTCTGTTCCAGTTCTGCAACAGTAGACATTTTACTTCCAGATTTCGCAATTACTGGATATTTTCCAGATGAACTGTTTACGCTTACATTCTTCACGTAATTTCCCAGATCCACTACATCTTCCGGCTTTTTCTGAACAGCCAGCATTTCTACCGGGATCAGGATTCCTGCATCTACTTCTTTAAAGCCCCCTTCTCTCACCTGCCCTTTTGATTTTACAAATGAGTTAATCGCACTTCTCATTTCTTCAATTTCTTCTTCATTTCTTCTACCCATGTCTTTTTTCTTCTCCCTTCTTTCCGGTGTTTTTTCATACTCCTTCATCTGCTCGCGAAGTTCAGATAATTTCGTCTCTAATTCACTTTTTCTTTCGTTGTGAGCATCTCTCTCCTGCTCGAACTTCTCGATCTCTCCATCGACAACACCTCTTTCCGCTTCGGTGTTCGCTTCACTGATCGATGTTTCCAGTTCCTTTTCTCTTGTTTCAAAATCTGCGTCTTTTCCACGCATTTCTTCCAGTTCCTTTTCTTTGTCTGCGATCTGTTTCGCAAGCATCAACTGTCTTAAAGCCATTACTTTTCTCCTTTCAGTCTTTTAATAGCGTTGTTTCTCCACTGCTCCACTTGTTTCTCTCTGTACTGCTCCACCTGTGCGTGTCTTGCCTGTACTCCGGTGTCTTCGTAGGCTGGGAATGTACATACAGATACCTCATGTAGATCAACTTCTTGGATTATCCATTTCACAGTCCCGTCATCTCTCCAGTCGGTTTCCTCTCGCAAGATGTTGAACCCGAATGAACATTGATCCACATCTCCACGCTTCACCCTTTCGTATAGGTTCATAGCGTCTGTGTCGTTTTCATTAATATTGATTTCGCCCCATAGACCTCTTGCGTCTGTTTTTAAGCGCAGGGTTCCTATTTTCGTCCGACCGAGCACAAGCGTGTCATCGTGGTTAGTCAGAGCTCGGATGTCGTTACTCATGGTGTTCGCAAATGCTTCTGGTGCAATCTCTTCATAAGCTCCCGGCCACAACTCTGTTTCGGAATTAAAAACAGCGAAGTATCCGGAAATTGTTTTCTTTCCGTCCTCCGCTTCTCGTGTTTCAAACTCCGCTTTCCACGATCTGGTTAAGTTTTCTTTTTTTCGTTCTTCCACTATTCATCACCTCCTCTTAGCTTTTTCTGTTCCCCGATCATCCCCTGTGGAATGAAGTTTTCAAGGATGATTAGATCATTCAATCCATCTTTCGGAGAGTCACCAATCAAGTTCAATACATCATTTCCTGTATAAATTCCTCGGATATATAGGTTCATGCCGATTTCTGCAAGCTCTTTGGTGTCATAAGCCATCAAACTCTTTGAGTTGCATTTAAAGTACCAATGCGGGCTCTGAATCAAACCTTTCGTAAGTGTCTGTTGGAATACGTCCGCAATCGACTTCACTCGCGTACGGACAAAGTTGTTGTATTCATCCTTGTTAAAACTTCCGACTCCAAGAAAAAAAGGCGGCACATCCAGCAGGGATGCTACCGTCCTCTTATCAATCTCGACCGATTCATTTATTGCGATATCCTTAAGGGATAGTGGCTTTACCTCGGATACCTCCAGAAATTCCGCAGGTATGATCCACGGCTCACCCGGTTTCGATTCTTTCAAATATTTTTCTTTAATTTGCTTTCTTCCGGCTTCGCTTGCAAAATCTTCCGACATTGCATCCACCTTCACAATGACGTTTGGCATGTACTGTCCGCTCATAAAAGATTTCTTTGTTGCATTTGCCTGTTTCAAATTCGATGCAATATCCTTCAAAGCAAGCCTGTAGCCCGTACCCTTCCACGGATACTCCGGATTCGGGTTGATCGCAAAGTGCAGCACTTCGCTCGGATCATATTCCTCACTTCCGTAGATCACCTTGTATCCTGTCTGCGTTTCTTCAAAACTCGTCATGGACGGATTCAGCGGAATCAACTCATCAATGTATCCATCCCTCATCACCGGAAGGACGACTGCGTTCCCGTCACCCGGCAAGAGCATTGAGTAAACAATGTTGTAAACCCACGCTTTTCTCGTCATCAGCGAATACGGATTAATGTCAATCTTCCGTGATAGCTCATTCTTAATCCGGATGTCTCCATGCGGGCCATTCTCCATCAGGTGAATTGTCATACCGGAAACCAGATCCGCAATTTTCTGACACGCCGCCCGAATTTCCGGGTTCTGCGCCAGCGTTGTGTACCCGGAAGGCAATAAAAAATCAGAGAACGTAGCTCCCTGATACACAAATACTTTATTCTGTGGTTCTGATCTAATACTCTTCTGCTTCTTTTTCTTTTCCATTTTAGCCTCCTATCCTTCGTCTTCTGCAAAAATCAGTCTCCCGTTTTCAGCTCTTCCAAGGCAAGTACATTTTCTGTCAATAAAATCATCCTTATTTTTAGCGTGAGATATATCAGTCGTATGTTTGCAATTTCCACTACATTTCTCGCATCTTTTCCCATCACATAAATAAAGGATTTCGCATTCTGTTTTCACGCCCATTCTTTCTCCTACTCTCTCTTTAACCATTTATTTGCTGCATTTCCAAGTGCCATGTCAGCCAACATCTGGCAACACGAAAATACCCCTGCATCAAACAAGTCAATTCGTCTTACGCCGCCGTCTCCGTCTACCTTTTCATATTGGATCATGTCATCCACCTTCTCGATTGCCCGTACATTCTGCACGCAATATTCAAAGGCATCCGAATGCAGATAGTAAAATTTCTTATTCTTCACTTTCACTTCAATGTGCCGAAATCCCTCAGATTTTACATAAAAATACTGTGGCTGATCTTGAATTTTAAATCCTGCTTTTTTCATTTTCAGGAAAAATTCACGTCCAAACTTCTTGTCGAATCCGACTATTTTGATTTTGAATCCCATCTTTTTCATTGAGATAAACCAGTTTACAATGTCATCGGGAAGTACCGTTGCTGTATTACTCATCGTCAGCCATCCATCCTCTTCCCAACCAAACAGTGGTATTCCATCCTCGTCACCTTTTTTAATTGCTGCAGCTCTCGGAAAGAAAGCGTGTGTGATGCAGATATCCACATCTCTGTATGTTCCATAAATAGCTCCTGCTGTCAGATCGTGAAGTTTTGATAAGTCAGCTCCGCCATACCATGTGATCGGCAGTTTTGCCAACTCTTCCAATGACCAGTTATATTCATCGTCAGATGATCTGAATTCGTTGATATCAAAATAAGCATTTAAAGCATTCGTAAAGATGTTCAGTGTTTTGTTTAAATACTCTGCTCTCAGCTGCGGCTCATTCATTGCCTGCGCCGCATCATCCATAAGGTCTTCTATTGTAACAGTAACTCCGATTGATGGCGTGCACATCTGTAATACTTCCGGATCATCCAATGTCGTAATCTCGCCTTTGCTGTTTAAAACATTGCCCTCTTTGTCCTGATCTGCTTTGCAAATAAAAATAAAATAGGAGTCATACGCCTTTTCTGTATTTGTTCCATCCAAAACTCCATGTAACGTATTTAACCTATTTGCTAAAAAACCATCTGGAATATCACCAGCCGTAGAAATACCAATCAAAAGCTTGTTTCTATACGCTTTCATAGCATTTTTCATCAGTATGTATTTCTTTGCCGCTGCTCTCTTCCAGGAATGCAGCTCGTCCAGAATCAGGCAGTTACAGTTCAGAGAGTCCAATTTATCCTCTTGGTTGGCAATCGCATACATTTCTGCGGTACCATCTCCGAAATCAATACTAATGGAATGCTCTTGGTTATTGTCTCGGATTCTCAGCTTATCAACATCTCCTCGTAAAGTCTCAACGTTATCTACCAAAAATCCAAAACTTTCCATTGTCTGCTTTACAGAGTTTGCAACAATGTATGTCTTTGCGCCGGAACATCTATCCAAAATACTCTTTGCATCAGCAAGCGCAGCACTAAAGGATGTTTTCCCCTGTTTTCTCGGTAAAAAAATAAGCGCTTCGTTGAAACGCCTGATGTCTGTTCCTTTTCGAAAGAATCCAAACAGATTCACACATACAAATTTTTGCCAGTCGGTCAGCAACATGGGAGTGCCCTTGAAGCTGACTCCATTCTTGTCCTCGCCCTGTACATGGTGGATAGTCTCCTCAATCAAATCGATCACAAAATCAAATTGATCGCTACGAAAATCCAAATCATCTCTTTCAAGGTCTGTCAGAAATCTCCTGCACGCAAGAACTCGATCCTCATTTGCAAGTATCCTTTTATTTGCAATATCCTCCGCATAGCGAACAGCCGTATCGAAATGCGGACTGTTAATATGGGATAAGTCCATTTACTTCCCCTGTTGTTTTTCCAGTAATAATGCAAATGCAGATTTCTCTTTTTTCGGCTGTTCAATCTCCGCATTGTACGTTTTTGCATTTAGCATCAGTCTGTCAGAATACGTCCCAATATCTTTTCGGAGGTTTTCAAGACTCACGAGAATAGGGCTTTTTTTACCCCCACTTTTCTCCGTGTCCAGAATCACTTCATATTCAGACTCTTCAAACTTCTTGCTCAGCACATTGTACTGGTAAATCATATCTGCATAGATCTCAATGACCTGTTTGTACTGCACTTTGTAGGTTCCGAGCTCTTTCATGTATTTAACTGTTCTGTCAATAATTGTTTGCCTTTGCGGTATGTATCTTGCCACCTATTCTCACCTCCCTATCTGCCGGAAAATTTATTTTCAGAATCCCGCGCTATTGGAAAGAGTCCTCTCTCCCGATTCTCCTGAGACATTTTTAATTCTCAAAAGGGAGGGGGTATACCTGGATCTCTTTGACTTCCATTTCCATTCCAACTCTATCTTTAAACCATTCGACCATGCTGTCTGCCTTTTCTTTGCCCAATGTAACTATATTTATTTTCACTGTTTCAAATTTGAGTCCACCGCTGATACTGTATCTGGTGTATACATCTCCTTCGCAACACTCCATGCACGTCTTGACAATCTCCTCGATTACGTTCATCACTTCGTATCCGTAGTCACTTACTTTCCCTTTCCATCGGATTGCATACATCTTGATTTCTTCCATGCTTCAAACTCCCTTCTCCTTTTCCTCTGCCAGTACAATCCAGAAGCCGTAACCTTATCCGTCTTCCTGTCGTGCATCCGGTCATGTTGCGCAGTGGACATGCTGATAAGATTCCAGTCCATAAGCGCAATCTCTGGATACTCTTCCAGTGGATAGATATGGTGTACTGTCGTTGCTTCTGCATACTTGCCATATCTCTTAGACTCCTGACACTGGTATGCGTCACGCCTTAGTATGTGTTCTCTTTTCTTTTTCCATTTTCGACTCTCATAAAATTTCATCTTTTCCTCACTAGAAAAGCACCCGGCTTTCGCCAGATGCTCTCTACTATTTTCCATTATTTACTTCTTCTATGAATGCTTTCATAAGTTCGCTTATCTTTGAAGCTTGACTGACTCCTGCAGTTTCACATGCTTCTGCAAATTCATCCGCTAACTCTCGCTTTATCTTGAAACCCTTTGTCATCCATCCTGCTTTCTTTTGATACTTCTCCGATGCAATCGTTTGAGGTTTTGGACTACCTACCGGCATTTCTTCCACTCCTTCCACAGTCTTGGTACTATGTCTATCAATAAATAAACAGATGCTAAAATAAGAAAAATGGATGAATAGATATTTTTATCAGATGCCACAAAATAAACGATTGCAAACAATAAAAACAATTCTCCGAATTTAGTTCTTTTCATTTCTTCCAAGATGAGCTATACTTCTATTAAGGATTGGGGCTTTCGCCCCGTCCCCTATTTGAGAGCTTCTATAAGATTGGCAATCCCAGTTAATAGCGCCCCAGTTGCGATTAACGATTCGATTATCAATCTTGGCAAGCTCTCTTTTTTCTTTCGTTTCTTGCTCATCTGTATCTCACCTCCTTACAAGTATATAATATCATATGGTTAACCATATGTCAATACTTTTCTCAGAGGTTTTTAAAATTTATAGGACTACTGCAAAAATACGTAACTTGGCAACTTTACTGGATTCTCTAACACAATGAGGAACTTGCAGTAGCCCACAATCCGGACAACGGGAATCGAACCCGTGACACACAGCTTATAAGGCTGCCGCTCTAACCGACTGAGCTATGTCCGATCAGGATGCCTTTTATTGACACCCTTTACCCTATCCGCACTCGGGTACTGACACTAAATATAGATCGCTGAATCTATTTTTTGTTTGTTTTTGCAGATCTGCGGATATCTGCGTTTTGTGATATCACTCGTAGCACTTCCACGGCATTCCGGATTTTTAATATTTACCGTGATATGCTACTAAGCCATGTGTAGGAATCGAACCTACCTTTCCGTTCATGGCATGCAAAACGCCCCGCTTTTTTTTTGCGGGGCGCCTTAGTGAGAAACAGTGTTATAATCATTTTCCCTTTTCGGGTATGATACCATATTACCATTTTTGAAGCGGACAGTGGCGGACATTTACGAAACTTTTTCTAAAAATCTGTCATGTAACTTACGACAGCTGTCTTTCGTAAATGGAATTCTTTTCTTCGGAAACATATAGTTCATTCGCATGGCTACCATTTCCCACGTCAGATTGTCTATGTAATACAGTCTAAACATGCTCCTAAGCCTGCTCTTTTCTATCTGCTGTATGTATTCCTCTACTTGTGTTTGCTTTTCAAGCAGATCAGCTTCCAGCAACTCTAGCTGTGCAATCTTTCTTTCATAAGCAGCCTGCTTTCGGATAATAGCCATCGTAGGCTTTCCGTGTATCTTCACTGTCGGAGTGGCTTTTTCCCCTTCTTCCCGCAAGTCACAGAATCTGTAACAACCGTCTTGTTTAGTTTATCCAGTGCTTTTTTGTCCTCTTGTATCCGTCTTCTAAGGTCTTTAATCTCTTCTTTCATATCTGCGTACTCGATCAATATCTGCTTGTCCACCGGCATCAATCCCCTTTCTCCTTAATCTTACCGTTCAAATCAACTCCCCATTTTCTCAGACATTGTTTTACACTATACTCTTGATATGCCGGACGTTTAAATGCTTTCACGGCATTGTCCGGTGCTTTATGACTTTCCATTTCATCATAGTGCTGCTCTTGATCTAACTTCATCTGTCTTCGGTTTCTTCTATGGTCCATCTTTTCACTTCCTTTCGTCCCCGGCAGACCAGGCAAGGATGCCAAAGAACAACGTCACCAAAAGAATCATCCCTACTCCAATAAGATGCATTACTGCAAATATTACTTCTATCATTTTATTCTCTCCATTCTTTCCCATGATACTTTATAATATGCTGTTTTGGTTTTTCTTACTCCTTTACCATGTGCTCCTTAAATGTTATAATTGCCTTATCAATTCTTTTTATCTAAGGAGGCATTTCTATGTGTGATTATCAAAAATACGAGTCTTACGAAACATTTCTGTTATATCAGGAATTTCTTTCCATTCCAGACAATCCCTTTTCTTTTCAAATTCCCGAAGGAATGATGATGACCAGTGATATGATACATACATTCCTGCAAGCTGCTTATAATGCAAAAGGTGTGTCTATTTTAGATTCTTGATATATGGTTCTGGTTTTAATCTCCATGCAACTACATTATATTTATAACAATACCACCATTCTTCATCCCATCTGTGGAAAGTTGGTTCTTTATCATTATCCTCTGCATATCCATAAGTTATATTCATGTAGACGTTTCCATCTTCATCTGTTACTATAAGTTCTCCCATTCCCTCTTCTGGCAATCCCTCTTCCACCAGAATCCAGTCGTTATCTTTCTTTCCGTCCTCAAATCCTTTTTGATACCACTTTCTCCTGCTGCATCCTTCACAGTTTGGGATTTCATCTATGTGAGAGTGGATGGTTTCACTGCAAGCTTCGTATGCGCTTATAAATGATTCCGCTGTATCATTTGCAATTTCATCTAACTTGTCGCATGGTTTCTCCACTATCATTCTCCCAGCAAACTTAATTTTTTCATTTATCTCTTCCAAAATCTTCTTTAGCACGTTCATGTTATCCCTCTTTTCTTGATATCCTGTTAAATTCCTCTCTAAATCTTTCAACAACCCACGATTTTTCATAGTCATGTTCATCTGCAAATTCTTGAATATCTTGTATCACATGTTCTGCAAGGCTTTTCATTTCCTTTACAGCTTGGTTATAAATTGCATCACCCATCACTCCACCTCCAACAACTCTGGATTATCAAAAATATTTCCGAATACTTCAAACTTCTTATGCCCTTTCTTTAACAAATTGCCCGCATCTTGCTTTACCGCCTTTGCAAGTGCCACCATTTAACTGCTGCCATCTGCAATCTATACACTCCTCGCAGATCTCTTTACATTTGTTGTGGTGATTTAAGATGGCGCATACATATTTTCCAATTTTACAATCTGTTGTACATTTGTCTTCTAATTCTTCCTCACTCAGCTGATCTGGATACTTGCAGAGGTTATCGCAGATATGCTCCATCATTCTCGTTGTGATTCTGTCCATTCTTGTTTCCATTTTCCGCTCCTTACTTTTATATGACTTCAATCCTTTCTCCTATCAGTTCTTCTAGCTTCTGCTTTATTTCTTCTACAGTCATTTTCTTCAGTTCTTTTTTCTCCCAGATAAGTTCCAAATTTTCATCTTGTAACAAATATTTAAACGTTGTGCCTGATTTTATCTTGTAAATTTTCTGTATATCCAGTCTCTTTTCGTTTTTGGCTGTTAATTCATCCGTATACATATTCAGATTGTTATATCCGTCTTCCCCAATCAATTCATTGCCTATGACGATTCTTCGCTTAATCATTTTTTCTCTGTATTCCACTACCATGCCACTTTCTAAGTCTGCCTTTGTAAATTCTTTTTTCATGTAATCGCTCCAATCTAATATTTTATATCCTTCGCTCTCATAAAAATCGCGTCTTCCGAATACTCCTTTCGCCGAATAGCATGTATTTTCTCGGTAGTTGTCGTAATTCGTAATTATTGCATAACTTCTTCCCGTGCTCCACTTCATCCCTTGCTCATGCATCTTTCTGCAAAAATCTTTTGCTTCTTCTTCGTTTTTACAGTGTACTGCAATTTTATTGTCTATTGCTTTGAAATTTTCCCAATTAAATTTCTTCATTTTTCCCGCTTCCTCTCCGTAGCTTCTTGTCGACTTCTGCTCGGAAAGAGCCACACGGCTCTTCTGGCCATGTATGTTCTTCCTTATCTTCTTTTCGTTCTTCCACACGACAAACCTTTACAGAAATACATCTCTGTTCCTCTCTTTGTTTTCACATAATCATACTCTCCGATCAGCATCTTCCCGCAGTTAGCGCATAACTTCGCATCATCGGGAGCCAGTTCCTTTTTTTCATAGCACTACTATTCATTCTTTCGGATACCTCCCGATAGCACTCTCAATCCTCTGTACAGCTGATTTATTAAGTCTTTCAATCAAATCCACATATTCTTTCAAGTCGATGCTCATACCGTCCATAAAGTCAAGCTGAGAAAGAGTTATATATCTGTCCACCGCCTGCCGGATGCTTCCGTAATATCCATGTGTTCTGACAGATTCTTTCGATTCGCCATCCTTTGTCTTGCCGGAATATCTTTGTCTCAGTGTGTAATTTAATGGATCTATCTCAATAAAATATCCATCCTGCAATTTAATCTCTACCATTTATCTTTCCTCCTCTACTGCCACTATCCTATATCCGCATATCTTTCCATTGTTCTGCCTCGATCTCCTGCTCCGTATCGTAGATTCCGTAGTATGCAATCTTCTTGCCAAGAGAGTGGCTGATTCTTCCACGCAGAGAGACAGTTCAAATCTATCTGCAGTCACTGCCATCCATAGCATAGGATCACTCCTTCCATAAATTAATTACCGGAGTCCATGCAATTAATAAGGATTTTACAAAATCAAGCATCTCTTTGTCTGACTGATATTTCTTCGCAATCTCCTTAACTGATGTGTTATACTGTTTATAGTCTTGATTCTCTCTAAAGTCCTTATAGGCTTTCCAGAAAGAATTTTGAATATCTGTTATTTTTTCGTGCATATTTACTCCTTTTCGTAACAAAGTATCAAATATTTCGTATTAGTAACAAACGCTTGCTACCCACTCAAACCCGCATGGTTGACGGCTTTTCCAGCTATGGTAACAAAGTAACAATGATTTTTCCCCTATATGGAGACCTCATATTTCTCGGATTTCTTGCACAGAACACTCTTATATATAGCGCGTTTTCCCGTTGTTACCTTGTTACTTTGCTACCTTTTTATTGAAATGGCAGCTCCTCTTGTGTCTCATCGATGCTCGCAAATCCATCATTATCCACATTTTCTTCTGGATTTAGTTGTAAAAACACGCACCTCGAGTTTTTCCCGTCAATCTTCTTCTGCTTTGTATGATTCCCTTTGCTGTCCTGTTGGATAATTC